CGGCGTGACGGCGGCCACGGCCATCGCGGCCTTGCAGGAGGCAGGCGGCAAGCTGTCCCGGAACATGATCGACGACGGGTATGAGGCGTTCGCCGAGGTGCTGACGCTGTGCATCGAGCTGGTGCGGCAGTTCTACGATATGCCCCGGCAGTTCCGGCTGCTGGGAAAGAAGGGCGTGGAGTTCGCCGATTTCGACAACCGCAGTCTCAAGCCCAGGGCGCTGCTGATGGGCGGCTACCGCGTGCCGGAGTTCGATCTGGAGGTGTCGGCACAGAACGAGACACCGTACAAGACCATGGAGTACAATCAGCTGGCCTTGCAGCTGTTCCAGATGGGCTTTTTCCGCAGCGATATGGCGGAGCAGGCGCTGCGATGCTTGGAGCTGATGGAGTTCAAGAACAAGGATGCGCTGACGGAGGTCATCCGGGAGGGACAGAAGGACGCGAAGCAGAGGGCGTGGCTGACGGAGGCGCTGCGAAAGACGGTGGCCATGCTGGACAAGGTGCAGGGCAGCCGTTTGGCGGAGGCACTGGAGCGGGAGCTGGCGGACGGCGAGGCCGCGGGCAATACCGGGAAGGTAACGGCGCGGAAAAGCAGCGCGGTGGAGCGGCAGCGGGCCAAGACACAGCAGGCGGTGCGGCCCAGATGATCGAGGTACGGGCAGGCGGGAAGCGCCTGGTGGTACAGGGGCACGCCGGGTATGGGCCGGCGGGACAGGACATCGTATGCGCGGCTGCGTCCGCGCTGGTGTACGCATTGGCGGAGACGCTGGCGGAAACGGGAAGGCTGGCGGGGCTGGACATCCGAAAGGGGTACGCCGAGGTGACGGGCAGGGGGGACTGCGCCGGGGACTTCGGGCTGGTATGCCGGGGGCTGGCCATGCTGGCGGAGCGGTATCCACAGTGCGTGAAAATGGGGTCGTGACCTACCACGGGAAGGAGTTGGCATGAGACAGCTTTGGAAGGACTGGCAGCTATTTGCCGAGGAGACGGGCGAGGAGAGCGCTCCCGACGCCGGGGAGCAGGGTGCGGAGGATTTCGAGACGCTGATCAGGGGCAGATACAAGGAGGCGTTTGACGCAAGGGTGCAGAGGATACTGGACGGGCGGCTGCGGAATCTGAGGCAGGAGAATATGCGGCTGCGGCAGGACGCGGAGCTGCGGCAGCGGGCCGCCGTGTTACAGGCGGCGGTGCAGCGGCAGCGGGAGGAGGAGCAGCTACGCAGGGCGATGGACTTTGCGGTGGCGCGGACACGGCGGCAGATGGCTC